CGAAGTACCTGGCCGTGAGCTGCCTGAACAGCTCCCTTGCCTCAGTTGCCCGCATTGCCATCACCTCCGGTCCTGTCAAGACTGAGGTTGCCCTCGGCATCGACCTTTAGGCCGGAGCCCGGCTCAACGATAACGAAGCCAACCCGGTCTTCCGTTGCCACCGGGGGCGCAGGCTCTGGGGCGTTCTCGTTTCCGGGATCGTCCTCGCCGGGTTCAGATATGCCCGGATCATTCTCTCCGGGGGGCTTCTCAATATCTGGCGTTCTCGCCGCGTCCCTGGGGACGGGCGTAAACTGGTAGTTGTAGTGCCACAGGATGGTGTGGTCGTAAAGCTGGCAATCCACGCACTCATACCAATCGCCGTGGTAGTACAGCAGGTCCGCCTTGCGGTTCAGGTCCTGGTTTGCCACGAGCAGTTTTATCTCTCCGTGGCCTTCGAGGCGCTTTATCGTGCGCTCACCTTCGGGCAAGGCTTGCTGTTGGTCTGTGCTCAGCGGATGGATGTGCAGGCTTGCCTGGAAGTCTGAATAGCCGGAGGTGACGTAGCCCTTGACGACCTTCTGCTCGCCGAAGCGCCTCACCCAGTAGGTCTTGTTGAAAAGCCGGATGTTCAAAGGCTATCCACCTCTCCTCTTCACGACGTAGTTGACCGACTGCCTCATATAGCCGGTGTCAATCAGCGGCTGGTCGGACCCCTTCTTCTTGATGGTCGACTCTGCGTTCGGTGCAAAGCCTCCTTCGACGATCTCCTCCTGTACGAGCCCACGGCAGAAAACCCCAAGCTGGTTGAGCGCCTGCTCGGCCGTTCCTCCATTCGATAAGATGGCGTTTGCCCTGTCGCAGGCTGCTTGAAGCTCCGCTTCGTGGTTCTCAAAGCTCTGGCGCATGAATGGCCGCGCCGGGGTGTCAGAGGAGCCGAGTTCGTTTATGACCGCGATTTCGGCAAGGCTGGTCCCATCCTCATAGGTCTGGTCCGACTGGAAGCCGACCTGGATCTCGGACTCGGCGAGCTTCTTCAGTTCCGCAAAGTACCGTTTCCCTGCCGGCGTCAGGTCTGAGAAGCCAAACGCCATAAGGCATCACCCACCCTCTCCTTCTGATTTGTCAATGGAAATGGCGCCGCGCTCATCCACCTTGAGGCCGGAGCCTGCCGGGACCTTTACGCCGCCAAGGGTCGTGGCGGTAGCAATCGGGATGTCCGGGTCCGTTTTCTTCCGTTTCTTTGGCTCGTCGATTATCTCGCCGCTGCAATGAATCGGGACGATGACCATTCGCCGGAGCTGAAGGTACTGGACGCCATATACGGTCAAGCCGAGTTCGGCATCCGTTGCGAGGTTGGAACTCTGGTTCGCGCCATAGCTGATGCTGCTGCCGCCCTCGGACACGCTTCCAACAGCGAAACCGATGCCGATAGCGCCCATATCCCCCAGGGGGCTCTCACCATGACCGGCCATCTTCATCTTGTGGCAGACAAGGAAGGCAATCGCCTGATCGTAGAGCTTGCCAAACTGCTTCTTGCTCACCATCGGCCGGACCATCTCGATCCAAAGCATCAGCTCGTCATCGCTGGTGTCCTTGAACTCCTTCCCGATAAGCCTGATATACTCGATGGCCTTCATGGCGCTCACCCCTTACTCGCTCTCGGTGGAGATGTTCTCGGTCTTGTTCGCAGCTTCGGCCTTGGCCTTCGCTCTTGCACGTGCCCGAGCGGCAGCGGCCTCTGCTTTCGCCTTCGCGGCCGTGTCCTCGGCAACCTTATCGGCCGCCGTTTTCTCGACCTTGTCTTCAGCGGTTTCGGCCTCTGCCTTGGCCTGCTCCTCGACCATCTTCCGGGCCGCCTCTTCAACGGCCTTCTGGAAAGCGGTATCGCTGTCATCAACAGCCAGCAGACCGGCGGCGGTGAACGCCTTGATGGCGGGGAGCCCGCAAATGCTCTCGTTGGCGATCATGGACTCACCGGGCATGAGAACCGTGGTCCCGATGTTGATAATCTTCTCGCCGATATTTACCAGTTTCATGTGATACCTCCGTCATTATCGTGGGCGGTCGTGGTGTGGCGACCCGGCCGCCTTACGTTTTGTCATATCCAAAAGGACGCGGAGGGGTAGCCAACCGGCTAACCCCTCCGCAAAAAATAAGGCAGGCTCAGGACACGCCGACCGCAATCAGGGCGGACAGCGGGTAGTACACGATCACGCCGGCAGTGCGGGCCTCGCAGGGCACGATGGTCTCCAGCTTCTCGACCTGGATCGGGTACTGGTAGAAGGGCATGGGGTTCTCCAGGCTGAGCTTCCGCTCATCGTTGGTGAACAGGAAGGCCACCCCCTGGCCGCCGGTCTCCTTGGCATAGGGGTTGGTCTCGATGCTGTCAGCGTCCAGCTCAGCGGTGGACACGACGTTCTTGATATAGGGCGCGTGCTCCTGGATGAACTTCAGGACGGTGGTGCTGGTGTCGGGGATGCGGCGGGTGCTGATGTCCATGTAGACATCGGCGGGGACGCACAGGGTGTCAGGCCGCTCCACGTTCTTGGTGATCTTGGCGACCTGCTTGGCCATGCCATTCACGTCGGCCAGGATCTCGTCGGCAGTCTTCTCCAGCCAAGTGGTCTTGCCGGAGTCGGCGCCAGCGGTGATAGCGAACAGAGGGATGTTCTGGCCGGTGGACAGGACGCCCATCAGGCCGCTTTCCTCATCGCCAGCCCACGCAATCTTGTTGGTCAGGGCGTCGATCTGGTAGCGGGCGGACTCGCCCTTGCGGGCATCCAGGGACTTGCCGGCCAGACGGGAGGCGCGCATCTCCTGCGCGGAGTAGCCGTAGCTGTCGCCGATGCTCTTGATCTTGGCGTAGCTGGGCTTGCCGGTCACGTCCGCACGAGGCAGGTCGGTGCTGTAGTTGTCGATGATCTTCGCCAGACCGGTCTTGTCGTAGGTGTAGTAGGTGATGGTCTCCGCGCCGGGATCGGCCTCGGAGCTCTGGGGGAACAGGTGCAGAGCGGTCAGCTCAGGATACTCGACATCGTAGGACTGGGCCTTCACGTGGTCCAGCTCACGAGCAAAGAACACAGAGGCATCCTCGGCGCTGTCGAAGCGAGTGCCCTCAGATGCCATGACCGCATCGGGGATGGCAGACTGCAAAAGGGTCCGCATCTCCGCACTATCGTAGTGGGTATGCTTCTTCATCTCAGTTATTCCTCCTTTTTTCCTTACGCTCCGGTGTTGTCGTCACCGGGCTTCCACTTGCTGTCGGAGGTGCTGTACTTCAGAACCTGACCGTCAGTAGCGGGGCTGGTGAGGTCAACATCACTCAGGTCGCTCAGCTTGGTAGCGCCGGTGGAACCGCCGCCAGAAGCACTGCCAGAATTGACAGGCTCACGCATCAGCTCAACAGGGGCAACGCCATTGTCGACGCCGCCGATGAACCGGGCGTTCACCGCAATGGTGTCGCCGGAGCTGGTGCTGGTGAAGCGGCCGGCATCATCGCCGTTGATAATGAGGTACACGGGGTCTCCGTAGGCGGGCTCGTCATCCTCTTCGACCTGGACATAAATCTTGCCGTAGCGCATGACACCGACAGCGGCGCCGTTGCGGATGTGCAGCTTGCCTTCCAGATCATACTCGGTGGTGCGGTTGTTGGTGGTGATGCCCTCGAACTTGTCGGCGGTGGCACCAGTCTCAGGCAGGGCGATGTTCACGCCGGGCTTGCTGCCCTGAACAACGCCGAGACCGAACTTCATCACGCCGGACGCCTCCTCATTGAGGAAGGTGTCGATGACGTGGGGCGACAGATCGACGATACCGCCGGGGGCGCCAATGGGGGTAGCGAAGCCGTAACGGGTCTGAGCACTCATCTTACTTGTCCTCCTTTGCCTTGTTGTTTCGACGCTCAAGCATACGCTGGCGAGCGGCTCTGGCGGAATTGCCAGTGGCGTCGTTGCCCTCGTTGCGAGAGTCACGGTTGAACATCTGGCTTCTCTGGTAGCCAGTATCCTTGCGGTTGCGGGACTTGACGTCGGAGCAGGCGCAGTCGAACATGGCGTTCACATACGCAGGGCTCTTACCGTCCAGGCGGATCTCAGGGCGCACCGCCTTGATGATGGCCTTCTTAGCGTCAATCAGGCCCATGCCATCCAGGCCGTCGAGATTCAGCATGGTGCCGATGACACCAATCTGGACGCGCTGACGCACGATGGAGTCGACGCTGTCGGCGTTCAGGACCTCACCCTTCTTCAGATCAGCAGGGGTTGCGGTGGGGACGGGGTCATCATCACTGTCGGCCTGCTTGGTCTTGTCGACGACTACATCATCGCCATCGGTGCAGGTGGGGTCAGTGTTGTCGCCGTCCTTGGCCACAGCGGGGTCGGCAGGCTCGGTGTCGGAGTCCTTGGCGGTGGTGCCGCAGCTCGCGTCAAAAGCCTTCTGGGCCAGCAGGGTGTCGATGATGTCGAACAGGATCTCCATATCGTCATCCTGATTGGCAATTACGCCGTTCGCCTCGTCCAGGGTCTTGGGGTCGCCCTCCTGGTCGCGGCGGTCGCGGCGATCCTTGACCATCTGCACCTTCTCCTCAACGGCATCGGGCTCCTGACCGGCGGCGCCAATGACGGTATCATCGCCATCCTTGGCGGTGGGGTCGGTGCTGGGGTCGGTGGCCGCAGGGGGCTTATCGGTGGGGTCCCCCTCGTCTCCCTTTGCGGCCATGCGCTGGGCGCGGCGGGCCTTGTAAGCCTCAATGGCCTTGGCGAGCTCCTCCGGGGACATGACACCGTCTGCCCGGCGAGCTCCCTTCTTGGTCTTGGGATTAGCACTCATTGTCTTTGCTCCTTTCGTTTTTTGGTCGCGGCCGTCGATATTCAGCCGTGCCTGGTCACCTGCTCTTGCCTCCATGACAAGCGCCAGGTGGTTTATAACGATGTTGCGCTGGATTACGTCGTACGGTTGCCCTTCCCATACGCCGGGCGTCTCTTCCAGGTCGAGGTTGTAGCCAAGGGACAATTCTTTCAATCCGGCAGACTTCATCTCATCGGTGTCGTGGATGATGATTTCAGCGCGGACATCGTTACCACTCCGATACCCTTCGGAAAGAATAGTGCCGACCGCATTTTCGTGGACGTTGTCCTTCGTAATGAGGCCGGCGCTGTGCGTTATGATGATCGGTTTTCCCTTATAGGACTGGAGGCTTTCGGGCTTAAAAACCTCTTCCGGGAGCCGAAGCTCCCGCCTGACGGAGCCGTCAGGGTTTGTGTACTCAAAGATACCTGTGCTGGTCAGGATCGGCCTGTCGACGAGGTATCCCTCTGCCGTGAAGTAGGTCTGGTTCAGCGGAAGACTGTCCAGCCGCACCACACGGGTCAGCTTTGGGGCCACGGAGCCCCACCCCCTTTCATGGTGTTCTGCGCTTGGCGGTTACGCTTTCGGTTCCTGCTCAGGGGCAGGCTTACCGTCATCGCCGTCTTCGGAGGGCTTCTTCTCAACGGTGAGTTCACCCTCGGAGAAGGCGCTTCCGCCGGCTTCGTCTGCGTTGGCTGGCTCATCTTCACCGGCTGCCTCGGTGATGACCTCTGTGAGCTTCAGGGTGAGCATCTGCACGTGCTCAATCTCATCCAGAAGCATATCGGTATAGGCGTCAGCGACATCGACATTTCCCTGCTCGGTGTCCTGGACGCCCATTGCAAGGCTGTCGATTTGCTCACAGACCTTGACCATCTGCCGGCTTAGGCTGCTGATGGCATAAGCGTTTTTCATGGCGTCTCAGTCCTTTCTCTCGATATTGATAAAGCCGGGAGGCCCCGTCGCCCGGTCAGGGGGGTCCCGGCTATATGGCAGCACATCCATCCTCATAGGCAATGCACCTCTCTCTGACCGCCCCGGCCGGGGCTATTTCCCATATCGGTTACGCCGGAAGGTGGACTCCCAGCCCTCAAACTTATCCCGTTCTACCACATCGGGCAGGCACTTCTTCTTGCATCCCTTCCGGTTTCTCTTGCAGATGCAGACGGTCTTCCCATTCTTGACGTCTATGTAGACCTCAATGCGCTCCTTTGTCTCCACTGGCATCACCTCTCGGACCCCGTAGTCTGCTTCATCGGTACATTGACCGTGTCGAGGTCAAACACGGGGATGGCGACGCACCGGCAGCAGTAGTCTTCCCCTGGGTGGCAGTGCCGCCCGGTGTAAACGCGGCCGGACTTCGTTTCGTACCACATCTCCGGCGGGTCGTCCCAGCTAAAGGTCTTCCCGTTGAGAGAGCGGTGGCAGTCACGCACACGGCTGTCGTGTGAAGTGGACCACTTGTACTTCCTGCACCCGGCATCCTGCTGTTGTAGCTTCGAGATCTGGGCGTTCAGTGTGGCGATCTGGTCCCTGGCCAGGAGTTGGGCGTACCGCTTCGATACGTTGTATTCCTCCTGGATGTCCTTCTGGATGTCCCGGATGCTCTTGCCCTTCAGGTAGCTGTCGAGGATAATCTGCCGCATGTTGCCCAGCGTTTCCGTCGGCAGGCTCTTGATTTTCAGGATGTTCTCCGAGATCCAGCGCCGGATGGCCTCATCGTAGATCTCGCCCTTGTAGTAGTCATCCAGCAGGTCTATGCCCAAGGTGTCCTTGACCGCCTTCTTCCACTCGCGGAGGGAGTTTCCCTTGGCAAGCTCGGCTATCTTCTTGACCTTTTCATCAAGGCCGAAGGTGGCAATTCTCTGCTCCAGGGCATCGGCCACCTCCTGGAGCAGGCGCCGGAGCTTCGAGTCCAAGTCCCGGCTGTCATCAAAACGGGAGTCCCCGTGCCGCTCACGCTTATACTCAGCTATCATGGCCGGGAGCTTTTTCTTCAGCTCCTCGTTCAACAGCTTCATATAGGCGCCAGCGATGCGCTGGAACTCTCGTTCGGCGGACTTCGGGTACAAGGGGACGGTCTTGGACTTGATGGCCTTGTGGCCGTAGAATTTGGGCCGTACAGCCTCTTTGACCATCTCCTGATGATGGATGTTGTTCAAGACCTCATTCCCCCTTTCACGGTGGTTTACGTCGATTTGGCGGGGTGTTTATCAATAAAAAAGCAGGACATCTAACACGCTCTACTCTTCATCCTCAATCACCATTCTGTCGACGAAATCCTCTTCTCTGTATGGAGCTTCAGCGTCTGACCTTGAGTCGCCATTCTCCATCTCTCTTTGACGTAGCACAATTCTGGTTTCAATGGTCGGGTAAGACACATAACCGTCGGAAACCTCGGCGTTCCTTGTCTGCCTCAGCACTTCAAGGTTTTCTGGTGTGAACCTACCCACCTCATCACGAGAAACCCTCAGCGTCTTGGTATCTACGCTTACGACCTCATACTCTCCGCAAGATAGGAGCTCTTCCTGCTTGTATGGAGACAGCTTCGACACGTCTACAGCACGAGCGCCGGGTTCTATCGTGTAGTAGATCACATCACCCATCTTGCTTCCAGCAAGTTTGTCTACAACGTCCTTATCTTTAGAGAAAGACGTTGGCGCCTCTATTCTAATCGTTTCTCCGGCGACCGGCGGTACATATATTCTTTGCGCGCCCGAGTCTGTGCTCTTGATTACGCCCCTGTCTTGCGCAACTCGGTAGAGTTCTCCATCGAACGGTTTTGAGTTGTTTACAGCTCTGGTCAAATTGGCCATTCCTTCTGTAACACTTGCGCTTGACACAGCAAGATTTTGGCCCTTATACATGTCTTTGTATAAGAACGGGGAGCCTGTAATCCTATCGCCCAGTATCACATCTTTCGCCGGATCGTACCCGTTCTCAAGGATGCCCTCAGCAGCTTTCCTCTGAAGCGCATATTCCCCTTGCGTGTATGCGGATATATTATCCACAACAGCTTTGAACTGCGGATCTTGTTCGGCGAGTTTTGCTATTTTGCTCTTGCTCGCATTGTTTAGCGTGTCTGCATACTTCTCGGCCACCTCATCTGTGACTTCTGTAATTTGATAGTCCCCGGATTGAAGTTTTTCCTTGGCGACCTTAAAGGCTTCGTAGTCGGAAGCAAACTTCTTTGATTCATCTGCTTCTGGATCTCCGACATCAATATCTGCCTCTTTATACATCACCTTATCCTTAGTCCTATCATTTACGTAGATACCGCATTTTTCAATCGCCTCATCGGCGGAGCCAACGACGCTATTGCTCCCAGTCTTACCCCTCACGTAGAATCCATCGGATACTTTGTAGACCTCAAGAGTGTCCTTCCCTGCAACGCCATTCATTTTGATCGAGAAGTGGGTTCCCGTCTTTGCCTTGCTGAGGGTATCCTTCATTCTGGACGACAGCTCTGAATTGCTAAGGCCACCGAGTTGATGGGACTCTCCGCTACCACCGACCTCCCCGGGGCGCCCCTTGTGACCAAAATTTCCTGAGCCTGGGCCGCCATCCTCATTTTCCGGGTCATCAGACATGGCCTTTCCGATGCTCTCGACCAGTTCATCGTGCATCTCACCGCCATCATCTCCAAAGAACAGGGCGGTGTCGATGCACTTCTTCAGGATCTCCAGGCCATCAGCGAACGGTTGGAACATGGAGGCGGCCAGCTCATCAAGCTCTGCCATGGTGCGGAACTTCGCGCCGGTCATCTCCAGGTCAAGGCAGTCAGGCTCACCCTCATAGTCGGTGCAGAGGAACAGGTACGGGGTCAGCCCGGTATCCGGTTCATAGGGGCCACGCCCAAGCGGAATGAGCTCCTTCGGGCTGATGCCAAACTCTTCCTCGGTCTCCCGGAACGCTGCCTGCTCTGGTGTCTCACCAGCCTCTACATGGCCGCCGGGACCGCAGACAAGGCCATAGCCGAAGTCGTTGTGCCGGGTGCCGGACAGGATTTTACCGTCTGAAATCACGAGAACGCCCACGGAATCGCGGTTTGGGATCTTCCGGGTATTGGGGGTAGAGGTTCCGCTTTCGTCGCTGTGCGGGCTTCTGAGGGCCGCCTGGGCCTTTTCTTCCTCACTCATGTCCTGGGGGAGCTTCGTAGCAGCGGGGGCCGCCGTCGGGGCGTCGCCCTCAGTCCCTGGGTCCGTGTTATGCTCTTCGAGATTTACGCCCTCGGCGTACTTGTCGAAGTCTCCAGACTGCGCCATCTGTCCGCCTTGGATTGCCTCACTCGCCACTTGCCCTGCTCCAGGAGCTCCTGGCTCCATATCAGCGCCCTCTTCCTCGATGTTGGCAAACAGGTCCTCGTCTTCGTACTCATCGAGCATATTCTCGACATCGAACTCCTCACTGTCGGCCAGCTTCTTGCGGACTTCGGAGGGGTCGATGACCTGCTTGTCGATGTAGAGCTGGGCCGTTTGGGCTCTGGTAAGCTGGGTCTGGGCCTTCTTGGACTCCAGGTCTGCCTGCTCACTCTCACTCAGGGACCATAGCGGGTTGAAGGTAATCTTGATCTTCGGGACTTCGTCCACCTCGCCGGTGCTCACACCGGCCTGGAAGATGACGGACAGCAGGTAGCGCAGGTTCTTCTTAATCATGCGCCGCTGAAGCCGCTCCAGGAAGTTGTACCAGTTCTCCAGGTCTGCATCGCCCGTCGAGTTCATGCCGGCCGGGGACCTGCCAAACAGGATGGTCTGCGGGATGGAGGTCAGCGCCGACAGGAAGTTGCAGGTGGCGTCAATGACGTCGGCCACGCCGCTGAACTGGAAGGTCTTGAAGTCGTAGTCTTCACCCTCACTGTCAATGGTAATGCTGTTCAGCAGGCCGCGGGCCATGTCGATGGTCTGGAGCCGGCGGAGGACCCTGGTCTCGCCTTCCTCGGTGGCCAGCTCAGCCGACAGGTCTTTCATCTTGTAGACCGCCTGGATGGACCTGTCCAGCAGCTTCGTAGCACTCCCATGGGCCACCTCTGCATCGCGGATGGCTCGGTGGATGCGCACATACTCCGGGATGCCCCAAAGCTGATAGATCGAGTTCGAGGTATTCTCTGGCAGGATGCCGTTCTGAAACACGAGGCACCGGCTGTCGTGGACAGTGAAGCTACCATACCGGCTCGACACGAAGTACCGCTCCGGCATACCAAGGCGGGAGCCTCTTGTGCGGAACGGGTCCTCCGGGGAGTAGTTGAACATACTGCCGTAGTCCGGCTGGATGACTGATCTGTCGAATACGCGCAGGTCATCAATAGACCGGATGTTGCGCCAGTCGAGCGGCTCTTCCAGGCCACGGCCATCATTGACCAGCATGACCACGATGGAGCCCCCAAACAGTCTCGCCCAGCGGATGGCCGTCATAGCCGTCTCTTCCCAGTCGAGCTCATCCAGGGCCTCTGCATAGAAGTCCTCAATCTCCTGGTCCTTCAGGCCATCGAGTGAAAATCCATGCTTGATGGCCTCCTCGGCCGGGGTGTCGATAATCTTGGCAAACAGGCCGTTGCCCTCATAGTACATGGTCAGCAGGTCGTCTGGGATGACCGGCTCCGGCTGGAACCTGTACCGCTCGGTGGTATCCTTTGTGGTGCCGTACCTGTTCATCAGGTTGACGTACCCATCGGAACGGTAGGGGCGTACCGCCTTACCTGCTTGCATTTCAACCAGGCGGGCATACCTCGCCGCTATGCGCTCCGCCTGATCCTGGCGCTTATCGCCCATGTTCCATCCACCTCTTTCTGCCTATCTCAAATCAGGGTTCCGACGTTGAACGCCGTCCTCGTCTCAATCTCTGCAAAGCCGTTGGCGGCCGCGTCGACCATATCCTTGAACTTGCCATCCGGGAAGTTCTCAAGCTGGGTCAAGAACGCCTCGTTCCAGTCGCCATACAGAATGTCGAAGTTGCCGGCCTGCCACTGTGCGGCCATGGGCTCGGCTCTGGACTCCTTGCTCCCGCTCTCGGCTACGGCGGTCACGTCAAAGCCAGACAAGAACTTGATGTAGGACTCCGCCTGCTCCTTGCCGGCCTGTCCGGGGTCTTTTGGTAGCCGGATACGGACGCGCTTGTAGGCGGCCCTGTCGGCCTGTGCCGTGAGCTTTATGGTCTTGCGCACGTCGGATGCGCTCATCTGCTTGTTTATCACATCCGCAACGATGTACCTTCCGTTCTTTCTCTTCCCCATGAGGACGCCGGCGGTGTAGGCCGGGTCTCCATCGGCAGACTTCTCTGTCGCGGCCAAGTCCCAGCACCTCACCCACTGGACCACATCCTTCGGGATAAAGCTCAGGATTTCGCCTATCTGGGTCCGCTTGAAGAACAGACCGGCGCTCGCGCGGATCTTCCAGTTACCCTTCAGCAGCCGCTCCCTTTGGATGAGCGGAAGAGCTTTCAGGTTTGCCAAGTAGCCTGGGTCGATCTTCAGTAGTTCCTGGTTGTCGTACACGGACGACATGATGAACGTGACCGACTTCGGCTCTTCAAGCTCTTCTGGGGTCTTGAGGTCGAACCGTTCTATCAGCTCTTCTTTCGTGTCGCCCCAGTAGATTACCTCTTCCCGGCGGATCATCCATCGGATAACACCGGACCGCTCCGGGATAGGATAGCCGGTGTCCTGGTCAATCCACCACGCTATGAACTTTGCCACCCAGCTATCGGCATCCGGGTTGCAGGTGGCCCGCACAAACGGCCTTACGCCACAGGTGCTTCTGTTACGGGAGAGCATATAAAAAAACACCGGCTCGGAGAAGTGCGTCAGCTCGTCGAAGCCAAGCTCACAGATCTGGGAGCCCTGCCAGTTATCAAGCTCTTCCTCACGCTCGATGTGAGCGAATGACACCTTTCCGAGGGTGTTTCCGTCCTTGTCGTTGAACGACCAGGAGCCGTCAGAAATCTTCCGCTGGGCGCCCTTGATGCCGCTGTAGGTCTTCTGGGCTTCATCCCATAGGCCGCCCTGTGAGAATATCTGCTTGTAGTTCTTTCTGAAGATCGTGCATCCGAAGCCCTTGACATTCTTATACCTTAATGCCGACAGCAGCAAGCCGTAGGTTTTGCCGCCGCCGGCTGCTCCGCCGTATATGCAGATGTCAGCAGGGGTTGCAAGGAACTGCTCTTGCGGGCCTTCCTGCGGCTTGAGGATGCGTACCTTCTTCTGAGAACTACTCAACTACTTCATCGCGCCCGTTCGATGGTAGGTAGATCACCACATCCTCGGAGTCATCGCCGGCGGAGAGTGCGACCTCCTGACGCTGCGACCAGTGGGCGCGTTGCCTGTTGTTGAGCCAATACATGATGGCCATAGTGTCGGGCACTATGTTCTTGGTTATATTCCTGATGCGCACGGGCTTCGGGTTGCCGTCCTTGTCCATGTCGATGGTCTTCTCGGTATCGGTCACCTGATAGCCTATCGCTCTCTGGTAGAGGGACTTCTCAACCTTCGAGTCGGCAATATTCTTGCCAGTCTCCACCGCCGTTTTCAGGGACTCATACTTCTGGGTCCAGCGGATGAAGGTCCTGACCG